GCGGGTCAAAACGATCTGCACGGTAAGATCTACGCTTTTCTTGGCGGGCTCACTGGACAAGGGAAGACGGTGATCGAAGCGATGCAAGGAACGGATCTGCGAACCGCTGAAAATCTCGGGCTACTTTTTTTAGCGGTGTGAAGAACGTGGGCCAGCGATCGGATCAGTGGCTTGGCAATCTCTTTTACAGGGGTTGCCAGCCGCGCGATCTGATCGACATGCCTTACCACGTTCTTGCGTACTGGGCTGAATGGCATGAAGTGATCGAGCGCGCAGAAGAGAAAGCGATGAAAGAGAGTAAACGTCGTGCCTAACTTCACTCTCGGATTTCTGATCAAAGCGAAAGACACCGCGATCCTGAACGCGTTCAAGCGTATGGGAAAAGGCGCGGAGAAATTCGCACGCAGATCAGAGAAGTCTTTCGCGCGTGCCACAAAAAGCGCGCTCGGTCTAAAGACGGTCATGGGTGGGATCCTCGGATCGAGCGCTGTGATGCGCGGCGGGTTTCTCTTGCGGCAAGGTGTTGGCGCGATCACCGAAGAATTCGTTAGTTTTGATCACGCGATCACTTCAGCGGGAGCGAAGTTTCCGGGGATGGTGAAGCGCGGATCGAAAGCGTTCGACCAACTCACAGTGAAAGCGCGTGAGATCGGAGCGGCAACGGAGTTCACCGCAACTGAAGCGGCGCAGTCTCTAGAGTTCTTCGCTATGGCGGGTTTCACAACAGATCAAGCGATGGCAGTTCTCGGGCCAGCGGTTGATCTTGCAACCGCTTCGAATATGGATCTTGCGCGAGCGAGTGACATTGCCTCGGATGCGCTCGGGGCGTTTAACTTGCGTTCGAAAGATTCGGAGCAACTCACGAAGAACCTCACTCGGATCAACGATGTCTTCGCGCGTACGGTGACAAAATCGAACGTCACGCTTGAGAACCTTTTTGAATCGATGAAGGACGGTGGTCCTACCATGACCTTAGCGGGTCAAAGCGTCGAAAGCTTCGCCGCCGCGATCGGGATCATGGGGGACGCCGGTATCAAGGGAAGTAAAGGCGGAACGGTTCTAAAAAACGCAATGCTCCGGATGACCGCTCCGCCCGCCGCCGCCCGCCGCGCAATGGAATCGTTGAACCTAGAGCTTGAGAACTCTGATGGTTCCATGAAGAAATTCTCGGACATTATCGCGGGAGTCGAAAAAGGTTTGGTGGGGATGTCCACTAAACAGAAAACGGCAACGTTGAACGCTCTGTTTGGTAGGCGTGCGATCGCGGGGATGAGCGTTGTTCTCTCGGCCGGATCGGACGCGGTGAGAGAATACGAAGATTCTCTATACAGAGTAACGGGAGCGTCTCGGGACATGGCCGCAGAAATGCGCCAGTCTTTACAGAACCGTTTGAAGACTCTCAAATCAGCGGCGATCGAACTAGGGTTCAAGTTTCTCGAAGCTTTCCAAGATAAGTTTCCCGGAGCGATCGACGGAGCGATCGAAGCGGTTCGCGGGTTCGACATGAAACCGGTGATCGAAGGTGTGAAGACGTTCATTAGTTTCATCAAAGAAGCGTGGACGATCTTTCGCGCGCTCGAACCTGTGATCGCGATGGTAGTTGGCGCGTTCCTTACCTACAAGGGTGTCATCATTGCGATCACCGCAGCACAAACCGCGCTTAATCTGGTGATGAATGCGAACCCGATCGGAATCATCATCACTTTGATCGGTGCGCTAACCGGCGCGGTGATCTGGTTGACGAAGAACTGGGATGAATTCGTTGCGGCTGCGCGGAATGAATTTCCGGCTGCGGTGAAGGTGATCGAAACGGCGATTGAATACCTGAAAGCAGGGTTTGAAGCGCTCGCGGATTTCTTGACCAGGTTATGGGATGATCCGCTTGGAGTTTTGAAAGGGTTCTTTAAAACTGCAACTAACCTCGCAACGGAGTTTCTGGATTGGCTCGGAGAAGCCACCGGATTTTGGGATCCGAGTGACAAGCAGAAACTATCAGCGGGGAGTATCGGAGGCGGACTCGCGAACATGAAGATCCCCGGTACGTCTCGCGAAGCACCGAACGCGAACAAAGCAGCGGCTGAAGCGGAGCGGAGAGAGATCGGCTTCAGGGGTGAACTCAATATCAACGGAGCCCCGAAGGGATCAACCTTCACCTCGGATACCTGGGGTGCTCCACCGATCCAAACCAACATGGCGGGAGCGAATCTCTAATGAGCCTTGTTGAAAAAGTAGTCGACAAAATCAAAGACGTTCTCAACCAAGGTCCGCAAAACTGGTTTGATCGACTTGGCGGCGACATCTCTTTAACCTCTCCCGACGGTGACAGCTACTCGCCGAAGTGGGTTGGTGACCCGAGATCGATTGACAAGAAGCTAGCCGTTTTTCAGTTTCCAAAAGTTCGCGGTAACGTCGTTCAGGATCTCGAAGTGAACTCCGATCGATACACGCTCACCCTTTACTTTGAAGGGAAGGACAACGATCTAGACGCTAACCGTTTCTTCACTTCATGTCGCCAAAAAGGAACGTGGGAAGTCATTCACCCGATTCACGGTTTTATTGAGCTTCAGTTGATCTCAGCAACTGAAGAGAATCAACCGGTGACCTCGGGGAACATTACTGTCATAACGACGGAGTGGATCGAGCCGATCGATCCTGTCCAGCTCAAAACCGCGCGCGAGATTGCGGGCTTGCTGAACAAAGCGGTTGACGATCTCAACGTGTCGGCCGCTCAGCAATTCGCGGACAAGGTTAGTCAGGCATCAAAGGATTTGGTGAAGGCAGTTGAGAACACTTCGCGCGCGGTAAACACCTTGACAACCGCAGCAACGCAACCGCTTTTCACGACACTGGACGCGTTGAACAATGCGGTGACCGGAGTTCAGTCGGGGATCAATAGCACGTTGACTCAAACGACGATCATTCTCGATTCGCTTTGCGGACAAACACAGCAACTAACGCAACTTCCGACACTGGGCGCGGCGGGTTCGCAAGATAAAATGGCGGCATATTCCGATCTGCTTTCAAGCCAGCTTGGAACGTTGCCATCTTCGGTAAACTTGTCGAAGTCGCAACGGTTCAAGAATGAGATCGCGACTGTAGAAATGGCGTCGTTAGCGTCGATTGGTGCGATCGGTAAGCTCGTTTCTCTTGCTGATCTCGACACGCGAGCGCAAGCGCTCGACATGGCGCAAAGCGTTTTGGACGCGTTCGATGCACTCAACAATGGACTTGACGCGGCGCAAGAGCAATTCGAAGACTTCCCAATTGATCGGCAATACTTCTCCAACTCCGGAGCATACTCGAACGTTCTCGATGTGATCTCTTTGTCGCTCCGGTATCTGCTCGCGCTCGCGCCGGATCTGAAAGTCGAGCGCCGGTTCACCCTTGACCGACCACGCGCGCCGATCGAGATTACGATCACCGAATATGGATCCATGGGTGAGAACGATTTCAACTTCAATCTTTTCATCGCTTCGAACGCGTTGGAGGGGAAAGAGATCTTCATTTTGGATCGCGGTAAAGAGGTCGTGATCTATGCCTAAACCGACCGCCGGCCGCGAGTACACGATCGTCTCTGGCGATACGCTCTCGCATATCGCGGCCGCTGCTTACGGTGATGGTACGCAATGGCGCAGAATTTGGCGCGCCAATCAAACGCGGTTGCGCTCGGGTGATCCGGATCTGATCTACCCGGGTGAAGTGATCGTCATTCCCGGACAAGCTCCGGAAATTGAGGCGATCGAACGGGAGCTTTCGGCGGGCTCACTCTCGGGGAAAGACCTCGATGACTTCACCCTGATCATTGACGGAGCGGAATTCCCGGTGATCACCGGGAGAGTGCTCCGGAGTCTCGACACTGCGGCGGATGGTTGGACGGCTACGCTTGCACGAAATTTCGACGACGAGAGGCAGAACGAAAAGCTGAAGCCTTACCAGTATCTCGAATCACTGGTGTATCTCGGTGGCCAGCTTGCCGTGCGCGGAGCGCTCTACACAGTAGCTCCGAAGGTGTCCACTCAGGGGATCACCGTGGACCTCGAAGGGTGGACGTTTTCAGCGGATGCGATCGATTCTACGATCCGTCCACCGTATGAAGAGAACAACGTGACATTAGAGCAGCGCGCGGTGAACCTGTGTTCCGCGCTCGGGCTTCCCGTCTCGTTTGCTGGTGATGATGACGCGGTGTTCAAGCGGGTGACCGCGTCTCCCACCGACACTATCCACTCACACCTCGCCAAGCTTGCTACACAGCGCGGATACCTGCTTACGAGTGACCAGCAAGGGGATATGCTCATCACCCGAGCAAACACGACTGGAGAGCCCGTGGGCACCCTTGTCGAAGGTCTTCCACCGCTTGCGGATTTCGCCGCTCGGTTCGACGGTCGAACGAGGTTCAATGCTTATCGGGCATTGGCGCAAAGTCCGAAAAAACGGAAGAGTACGATCAGCGCGGTCTCAAAAGATCCGCGCGTTCCAAAAAGTAGGTTTTTGACTTTTAGCGCTCCGGACTCGACCGAAGGTGAGATCCAAAAAGCGGCGGACTGGAAACGGTCAAAGCAACTCGCGGAAGCGCTCGCGATCCAACTACCGGTGATGAGTTGGTATGCCCCCGACGGATCCCTGTGGGCGGAGAACACGATCGTTACTTTGGAGTCTCCGTCTCTGTTCGTTCCGGATGGTTTCAATTTTTTGATCAAGTCGGTGGAATTTGCGTTCGAGACGTCGGGGACAACGGCAACGTTGACTCTTGTTCCACCCCAGGTCTATAGCGGCGAAGAGATCGTCGAGCCATGGTTTGAATAATGCAACTGGGAAAAGTAGTAGGACGCGAGATCGTAGAGAACAAAGACGGAACCGACAAGGTGATGCTTCTCCAAGTCGAGATCACCGATCCCGATGACGTTCAAAACGTAGAGCTGTTTCGGCAGTCGGGCGAAGACTACAACCCGCGCGATGATGCAAGGGTGATGATCGTTGATCTCGGTGAAGCGCTAAAGATCGCGATCGCTTGCGATGATGGGATCGAGCCGAGTGTTGATCCCGGTGAGCGAGAACTCTATTCAATAGATTCCACCGGAGCGAAGTCCGCGTATTGCCGTTTCAACGATGACGGTACGGTAACGCTGAACGGCGAAGGTGACAACGCGGTGAGGTTTGCTCCGCTTGAGGATGCGATCAACGAATTGAAAACGAAGCTGAATGATCTGATCACCGCGTACAACGCGCATACGCATTTAGTCGCGGGAGCGTTGGGGGGTGGTCCGGGGTTGACATCTGACGCTCCGCTCGCGCCCGCAACGCCTTCCGCTCCGGACACTGCGCCGATCAAGATCGACGAAGTGATCGTATCGAGCGCAACACCATAGGGGAGATCATGGCGACGAATCGATATGAAGTGGATCCAAGATTGACGATCGATGAAGACGGAGCGGATCTCGAATTTGTCGGCGGACAGCCGATTATGGACGCGGGGTTAGAGAACGCTGTTCTTATATCTTTATTCACGAAAGATTGGTTCGGTAATGTCTTTTTTGACGACCCGAATCAGCGGATCGGCGGGAGGTTTTTAGACTCGTTCGACCAGCCGCTTTCGATCTCGGCGGTCGAGTCGATCCGCAAAGCGGCGTTGTCTGATCTGAAGTGGCTGATCGACGAAGGGATCGCTTCGGCGATCGAAGTCACTGTTACCAATCCCGAGTCAAAAAAGATCTCCGTGGTTGTACTGATCAAACCACCCGGGAAAGACATTCAAGCTTTGTTACTTGAGAAGAACGGCGTTAACTGGATTAACCAGATTCTAGATCCCGCGAGCGGATCGAGAAGCCGACCCGGACAAGCGTATTTGAAGGGTTATCCACCCCCACCAATGGCGGTTTAAAATGTCACTATCAATCCCGAGTACAAGTGAGATCGTCGCACAAGCGATCGCAAACTTCGAAGCGGAGATCGGACAAACAACTCCACTCGCGCCGAAAGCGTTTCTGCGCGTCCTAGCGGGTGTGCTAGGCGCTCAGTTCACGACACTTTACAAATATGGGGTGGAGCGGACACAACAAGCGCTTGCGCTCACCGCAACCGGTAGCGGGCTCGATCTGATCGGATCCAATTACGGGGTTGATCGACGTGCGGGGGTTGCGGCCGAGCTTGCGGTAGCGATAACGAGCAGCACTCCGACGACTCCGATCCCGTTAACGATTGAGTGGGTTGCCGTGAGCACAGGTGTTCGTTACTCGACCACAACCGCGTCCATCGTCAACGGTCTCGGTCAAGGCTACTTTAGCATCACCGCGCAAGAGATCGGCGACGTGGGGAACCTCTCGATTGGTGATGAGCTTTCGATTGGCGCGCCGGTTGCGGGGCTTGCTTCGACCGCGCAGGTGATTGGCACAACCGAAACCGGGATCGATCGTGAGACCGATGACTCATATCGGCGGCGCGTGCTGAATGAGATCCGTACGGTGGGCGGGGGTGGTAACGGCGTTGACTATCGGACATGGGCGGAAGAAGTCGACGGGGTTGCGGCCGCATACCCGTACACAGGAAAACCCGTTGACGGTTCGCTAGGCACTTCATATCCAGGTGATCGATCGGTGTTTGTTCAAGCCGAAGCCTCGCTCGGAACGGGTGGAGTGGCGGGCGCGGGGTTACTGAGCGACGTTCGTGATTCGATCAACACTGATCCCGATACGGGGTTGAGTCGACCCCCGCTCGGAATGACAGACGCCACCTTGTTCGTGTTGTCCGTTTCAGTGACTTCGATCTATGTGGAGATCAGAAACATCGACTACGGCAACGGCAACGCAACAGAGGTGAAGGCGGATATTGAAAGCGCGCTCGAAGATTACCTTGCGACGATCGTTCCTTATGTGGACGGAGTCGATCCGGAGATCACAAAAAATAATGTG